TGCACCAGATACCTTATATTATAATTGTCAATTACACTCATCTATGGCGGGTACAATCAATGTAGTAGATGCATTATACATACCTGCTGAAATAAAATTAATTGGTAATACAAAAGTTGAAGGAAATTTAACAGCATCAATGTTTAGTGGTAGTGGTAGAGGGTTATTTGATATACCGTTTGCAAACATAACAGGAGATGCATTTAGAATCGCAAGTGGTAGTGTAACCGCTTCGGTAGCACCTGATTTTGGTTTTAGAGTAGCATCATTTGAAAGTGGTTCTGATTTTAGTGGAAGCATTAGAATTGATTCCGCATCTTTCATTTATTCGGAAGGTACTTATTTAAGAAATATTCCAAGAGCAGCACTAACGGAAGATGCATTAGTATCATCGGAAATTAAATCGGGTTCAGTAACCGCATCGGTAAGTCCTGTTTATGGATTTAGAGTAATAACTCCATTCACATCTTCATTTGATGAGTTTAGTAATATATTCACTGCTTCAATCGCTTCTCAATTTACTGGCTCGGTTGATATAAGTGGTAGTTTATTTATAAGTGATATAAGTGGTGGTTTATTTATAAATTCATCTTCATTCATTTACGCAGAAGGTACTTATTTAAGAAATATTCCAAAATCGGCATTAACTCAAGACGCATTAATATCAACTGAAATTAAATCCGGTTCGGTAACCGCTTCGGTATCACCTGATTATGGGTTCAATGTAATTACACCATTCACTGGCTCAGAAGTTGGTTCTAGATTCACTGGTTCGGTTGAAGTTAGCGGTAGTATTAGAGCAACCGAATACATTTATGGTGATGGTAGATTTATTACCAACGTACAAGCAGCAGCGGCACCTTTAATAGCTAGTGGTTCTGCAACTGCATCTGTAACAAGTGGTGAAATATTCCAAGTAGTAACTACAAAACTTGGTGAACAAATTGGGTCCGAATTTACCGGTTCAATAGAAGTTAGTGGCTCAGTTGTTGTAAAAGATTATATATTTGGTGATGGTAGATATATTACAAATGTATTTGCACAAGCAGCCCCATTTATAGCAAGTGGTTCGGCAACTGCATCGGTATCAAGTGGACGTAGATTTATAGTAAAAACGAATGAAACCGGCTCATTAATAGGTTCTGAATTTACCGGTTCAATCGAAGTTAGTGGTTCAATTAAAGCAAGTACATTCTTATTTGGAGATGGTAGATTTATTACAAATGTACAAGCATCAGCAGCTCCGTTAATCGCAAGTGGTTCAGCAACTGCATCTGTAACAAGTGGTGAAATATTCCAAGTAATAACTGCAGTATCTTCTGGTTCATATCAATCTCAATTCACATCATCGGTAGCTATTAGTGGTTCAATAACCGCATCTCTTTATTATGGAGATGGCGGTGGATTATTTAACATCCCCCCGGATGCGATTGAAAACTTAGAATTAGAAAAAATCAATTCCGGTTCTGGTACTGCTATAATTGACCCTACTAAATTAAGTGTAAACGTACCAATAACAGCGGCACTTTATATAGGTGATGGTGGGGGATTATTTAACATCCCTGCTAATGCATTACAAGACCTTAAATTGGATAGAATTATATCAGGTTCAGTTCAAGCGGTAATATCTCCAAACAAAGGATTCGAAATTGGAACTAGAACGTTTGTTTCTGGTAATTTAAGTGTTAGTGGTGGATTATTTGTAACCGGTGGAAATGTATTATTATCATCCGGTTCAACTTATTATGGTGATGGTAGTGGTTTGACAAACATTAATATAGCTAACTTATCATTTGAAACATTCTTATTAAAGAGTGGTTCTGCAACTGCATCTATTTCACCTAATAATGGATTTGTAGTTAATACATCTTCATTTGTTTGGGGAGATTCGTATGTTGATAGAAATTTAAGAGCAAATAGTATAACTGGTAGTAGTTATATTTTCTCTCCATTAATTAGTGGTTCATTTTTAGGAACTTATAACTTCCAAGGACTAGGACCTACTGCATCTGTAGAATATGATATTTTAAGATATGATGAAAATAGAGGATATTTTATCCCTCAACCTGAAACGTCATTAACTGAAACCGTTTCATTTAATAATGCAAGTGAAATAACTATTGTACACAATTTGGAAATACTTTATCCAATGGTGCAAGTTTACGCTACTGGTTCGGAAGCACAAATTATACCATCCACCGTTGAATCGATTGATGAAAATACTATAAAGATTACATTTAGTGGATTGACAAGTGGGCATGCTGTAATTGGTAGCGGTGGTTCGTTGGTAAATGGTACGATACCTGGTGATAGAGTAATTGGTAATGTGTTATCGGCTTCATATGCAGTTAGAGCGGGTGTAGCTGAAAGTATTGTTGGATTTAATTCCGCATCGTTAGCAGCTTTGGGTGATTTAGAAAATTTTGTAAGAAATTCTCAAACAGCTTCGATGTCTGTATTTAGGGCGGTAAGTTCTTCTTACGCATTAACGGCATCATACGCATTAAATGCAGGACAAGGTGGTGGTACTGAATTATTTATATACCAAACCAGTTCATTGGTAAAAGCACAAGTAGGAAAAATTCATTTTACTGGCTCTGGTGTTAATGTGATATCGTCTGGTTCGGATGGGGTATTGGTAACCATATTAGGAGGTGGTGGTGGTGCTGGTGCTGGTGATTTACTTAGTTCGCAAACTTCTTCAATGAGTGTGTTATTTGCACAAACTGCATCGTTAGCATTCACTGCATCATACGCTCTATACGCTTTAAATGCGGAAGGGGTAAATACAGCATCATTTTTACAAGTAAATAAAGATAGTAATATAAACGCTAATTTAACTATTAGTGGTAGTTTAGGAGTTAGTGGTAGTGTATTAATAGGAACATTAGTTTCTGGTTCATCGGAGAATGTGGTAGTTTGGAATAGTTCAACGAAGAAATTAGAAACAAGAAATATAGCAGGCGTACAAGGTTCATCTGGATTAGATGGCTCGGCCGGTACATCTGGAACCGAAGGTTCTGCGGGTACTTCTGGAACATCTGGAACATCTGGAACCGAAGGTTCGGCTGGTACTTCTGGTACATCTGGAACAAGTGGAAGTGAAGGTTCTTCTGGAACTTCTGGAACGGAAGGTTCGGCAGGTACATCAGGAACTTCGGGAACTTCTGGTACATCGGGAACATCTGGTACAACCGGTTCTGAAGGAACATCAGGAACATCAGGTACAAGTGGCACAACGGGTAGTGATGGTACATCAGGAACTTCTGGAACTTCTGGAACTGAAGCTTCGGCTGGAACTTCGGGAACTTCTGGTACTTCTGGAACAAGTGGAAGTGAAGGTTCTTCTGGAACTTCGGGCACTAGTGGTACAAGTGGGTCATCTGGAACGTCAGGAACAAGTGGTACATCGGGAACTTCTGGAACTTCTGGTACTGCTGGAACTTCGGGAACTTCTGGTAGCACTGGTTCATCCGGGTCATCAGGAACTTCTGGTACATCCGGTACATCCGGAACTTCTGGTAGTGAAGGTTCTAGTGGAACATCAGGAACATCAGGAACATCAGGAACATCAGGAACATCTGGTACGGGTGGAAGTTCTGGTACAAGTGGTACTAGTGGTTCAACTGGTACTGCAGGTAGTGCCGGAACTTCGGGAACATCAGGAACATCTGGTACATCGGGAACATCTGGAACAAGTGGTGGAGCCGGTACGGATGGTACATCGGGAACTTCTGGTACTTCTGGTACTTCCGGTGAAAATGGAAGTAGTGGTACTTCAGGAACTTCGGGAACTGCTGGAACTTCCGGTAGTGATGGTATATCGGGTTCATCGGGTACTTCGGGTACTTCTGGAACATCTGGTTCAGCCGGTTCATCTGGAACGTCAGGAACAACTGGTTCTGCCGGTTCTAGTGGAACTTCTGGTAGTAGTGGTACATCGGGAACTTCTGGTAGTGAAGGTTCATCAGGAACATCTGGAACATCTGGAACGTCAGGAACTTCTGGTACAACCGGTAGTGATGGTACATCAGGAACTTCTGGTACATCCGGTTCGGCAGGAAGTTCTGGAACATCAGGAACTTCTGGTACAACGGGTAGTGATGGTACATCAGGAACTTCAGGAACAACTGGTTCGGATGGAACGAGTGGAACATCTGGAACATCAGGAAGTGATGGCACTTCCGGAACATCGGGAACTTCTGGTACAACTGGCTCTGCTGGTACAAGTGGAACATCAGGAACTTCTGGTAGTGATGGAACATCGGGAACTTCTGGTAGTGATGGAACATCAGGAACTTCTGGAACTTCTGGAGTTGGTACTGATGGAACGAGTGGAACTTCTGGAACTTCTGGAATAGATGGCTCATCTGGAACATCTGGTAGTGATGGAACATCAGGAACTTCTGGTACAAGTGGAACTTCAGGAACAAATGGGTCTGAGGGAACTTCGGGTACTTCTGGTATAAATGGTACTTCGGGTACTTCTGGAACAAATGGTACATCTGGTACTTCTGGAACTGATGGGACAAGCGGAACATCGGGTACTAATGGCTCGGAAGGAACTTCTGGTACGAGTGGTATAGATGGCTCATCAGGAACTTCAGGAACAAATGGTAGTAGTGGAACTTCTGGTAGTGATGGAACTTCTGGTACTTCTGGTACGAGTGGAAGCGGCGGAACATCGGGAACATCGGGAACTTCTGGTATAGACGGAACATATTTTGGTAGTAGTGGAACTAGTGGAATAAGTGGCACGGATGGCACGAGTGGTACATCTGGAATTGATGGTACATCGGGTACAAGTGGTACATCGGGAATAGATGGTACATTCTTTGGTAGTAGTGGTACATCAGGAATAAATGGAACTGATGGAACTTCAGGAACATCTGGTAGTGATGGTACATCTGGTACATCTGGAACATCAGGAACTTCTGGAACATCTGGAGTTGATGGTACAATGTTTGGAAGTAGTGGTACAAGTGGTACATCTGGTGAAAGCGGCACAAGTGGAACTTCTGGAGTTGGTACTGATGGAACGAGTGGTACATCCGGAACTTCAGGTGCAGATGGAACGTTTTTTGGAACAAGTGGGACAAGTGGTGCGGATGGAAGTAGTGGTACGAGTGGTGCCGGTTCATCTGGAACTTCTGGAACTTCTGGTACCTCTGGAACATCTGGAGTTGATGGAACATTCTTTGGCAGTAGTGGTACTAGTGGTGAAAGTGGAACTAATGGAACTTCTGGAACATCTGGAATAGAAGGTACATCTGGTACTAGTGGAACTTCTGGGTTAGACGGAACATTCTTTGGTAGTAGTGGAACGAGTGGTTTAATTGGAACGGACGGAACATCCGGAACATCGGGGGCCAGTGGTTCATCTGGAACATCTGGCACATCAGGAACTTCAGGATTTGACGGAACATTCTTTGGTAGTAGCGGAACATCAGGAACTTCTGGTACTTCTGGTACATCGGGAGTTAGTGGCTCATCTGGTACATCGGGTACTTCTGGAACATCTGGTGTTAATGGTACAATGTTTGGTAGTAGTGGAACTTCTGGTACATCCGGTACATCGGGAACTTCTGGTGAAAATGGTAGCAGTGGCACATCCGGTACATCTGGAACATCTGGTGTTAATGGTACAATGTTTGGAAGTAGTGGTACGAGTGGAGAGAGTGGTACATCGGGAACATCTGGAGAAAATGGAACAAATGGAGTTAATGGTACATCAGGAACTTCTGGAACTTCTGGAACATCTGGTGTTAATGGTACAATGTTTGGAAGTAGTGGTACATCGGGTTCAAATGGTGCTACGGGTACAGCTGGCGCAGATGGTTCTTCGGGAACTTCTGGAACAAACGCTCCGGGATTTTCATCCGGAACTTCGGGAACTTCTGGGGTAAGTGGTAGTAGTGGTAGTAATGGTGCAGCTGGTACATCTGGAACAAACGCACCAGGATTTTCATCTGGCACAAGCGGTACAAGTGGTGCAAGTGGTTCGGCAGGAACTTCCGGAACAAACGCTCCGGGATTTTCATCTGGTACATCAGGAACTTCTGGAATTAACGGAACCGGTGGAAGCGGAGGAACGAGTGGTACATCTGTTCCTGGTGTAACATCGGGAACATCGGGTACTAACGGATTCCCAGTTACGGGAACAACTAATAATGGAGTACTTACTTATATAGATAGTCCAGTTGGTTCTCAAGTAGAATCTAATTTAACGTTTGATGGTACTAATTTATCTGTAACGGGAAATATAGTATCTTCTACCTATATAAGTTCTACAACATTTAGAGAAACATATTCAGACCAAGGAACTGGAGGAAGCATAACATTTGACCTATCAACTGCAAATAACTTTAGAAGACAATTTAATGGTACATCTACGATTGCATTTTCAAATCCACCAGTATCAAACGCATTTGGGTTTACTTTAGTGGTTGTAAATGCGGGCTCATATTCTATAACATGGCCAGCTGAAATTGATTGGGTAGGCGGAATTGCTCCTATATTAACATCATCCGGTGTAGATGTTTTAGTATTCTATACTTATAATGGTGGTGGTTCGTATTACGGATTTGTAACCGGTAAAAATTTAAGTTAATAAAGTTATGAGTATATTTAGAAGATTGATATCATCAGATTCATCGCAAGTTTTTCCCTTTGTATTTAAAGTTACAACAACAACTGCAAGTACTGTATTTACGTGTCCTTTGATTGATTATGGTGGATTGACACCATCGTTATATATAGATTGGGGTGATGGTAGTAGTTCTCCATTAATAACTGTATCGAATTCCGTAAATAGAATCCACACTTATACTAGTCCCGGAACATATAACGTAACTATAACTGGATTTATGCCAGGTTTTGCAGTAAATAATAATTCGGCAATTAGAACTCTTATAACTGAATTAGTTCAATGGGGAATTGTTGGATTAAGAAGTGTAAATTTTTATGGTTGTTCAAACTTAACAGCGATACCTGGAAGTGCATCATTGAGTGCAGTAGGTGGTTATACTGGTTTAGATGAGATAGTTACTTTTTCTAATTTTATGAATGGTACTAGAATAACATCAATACCTTCGGATATATTTGATTATTCACCAAAAGCAACAACATTTAGTAGTACATTTGCATCAATACCAACAATAACATCAATACCAACTGGATTATTTGATAATGTTCCTTTGGCAACATCATTTGCATCTTGTTTCTTTGCATGCCAAGCTCTAACAACAGTACCATTAACATTATTTGACCAAAATGTAAATGTGACGAGTTTTTCTGGAACATTTAGAAATTCTAGAGCAATAGTTGATGTTTTACAATTTACATATAATACAGCAGTAACAACTTTTAGTAATTTATATAACATGAGTTCCACAACAAATGCTTTAACAGGTACCGCTCCTGAATTGTGGAATAGAGTACCTGCACCAGCTGGAACTGATGCATTTAATAATTGTACTGGATTAACAAATTTCGCATCAATACCTATAAACTTTAAATAATATGTACTTACGAATTATAAACGATACGATTAATTATCCATATACTATTAACGAATTAAGAGGAGCATATCCAAATGTAAGTCTTCCTGCAACTATTACTGATGAATCTTTAATTGAGTGGGATATGTATGTAGTTCAACCAACCCCAATACCAGTTGACTATACAAAAAATATTACGGAAGGAACTCCTACTTTAATTGATGGGTTTTATTATAAAAGTTGGGTAGAAACGGACGCTACATCAGAAGAAATTTCATATCGAATAGAAAATCAATGGGAAACAATACGAATTCAAAGAAATGAATTATTGACAGAATGTGATTGGACACAATTATCTGATATCCCATCCGAAACAAAAGAGGCTTGGACACTATATAGACAAGCATTACGAAATATTACAACACAATCCAATCCTTTTTCTATTAACTGGCCTGTGAAACCTTAAAAGGAAATTATTTTATATTTATACCTATAACAAAAAGTATATAGATATAGATGATTATACATAGTCCAATATTTTCGGGTTCAATTACACAAGCTTCATCTGCTTACGCAAATTTAAGTGGTTCATTTACGGGTTCTTTAACCGGTTCATTTAAGGGTACAATTGATGTGCAACAAGCATCATTTGCTAACTTAGATGTAACTAATAGATTATCGGTTAGTGGTTCAATTAATATGACTGGTTCAATGAATTTGACTGCGGGTGGGTATTTAGTGGACGGTGTAAACGTATTAGATTCAGCAATAGCTTTTGCAATAGCATTAGGATAAAAATAAATAAAAATGGCAAATACATTTAAAAATAGTATAACAGGTTCAATCGGGACAAACGGTGTTAAAGTATATGAATCTCCAGCTGCAACTTCTGCAACAATAATCGGTGTGAATGTGGCAAATGCAGCATCACAAAATATTTCAGTAAGTGTAATGATGCGAGATACTTCTGGAAATAAATGTGTATATTTGGTAAAGGATGCTTTGATAGTACAAGGTGGTTCAAATATAATGGTAGGTGGTGAACAAAAGATTGTATTAGAAGCAACGGATTTTCTTTCGGTAACATCTTCGTTAGCAAATTCAGCAGATGTAATTGTTTCGGTATTAGAATTGACATAATAAAAAGATATATTAAATGGAGTTTAACGGAAAAAGTCCTAATGGGTTAAATCAGACTAGTGTAAATAGTGTATCACTTTTTGTGAGTGGAGCATCTATATTAAATGCATCATCGGAATCTGTAAATGTTGTAGGAAACTTTAGTGCTTCCGGAATACAAACAAATTTAATTGGAGTAACTAGTGGGTCTTCATTACAAATAAACGCAAATACACAAGTTAGTGGTTCTATTACCGCATCTTTATTTAGAGGAGATGGTAGTGGGTTATTTAATATTAGTGCGGCATCAATTGGCGATATAGATAGATTAAAATCAGGTTCAGTAGTAGCACAAATTTCACCAAATCAAGGATTAAGAGTTAATACTGGCGTTACTGTAAATGATTTTTTAATAGTAACTGGAAGTGGTATTTTCAAAGGAGATATTAGTGTAGCTGGTAAAATAACATCTACTGAAATACATACAACATACATTTCATCATCTGTAATATATTCATCTGGTTCAAATAAATTTGGCGATTCTCAACTCGATAAACAAGAATTTACTGGTAGTGTAGCAATTTCAGGTTCTATGTTTGTTACCGGCCTCCAAGCTGATAATGTAACAAACGAAGTATTGGTTATTAATACCGCAACGGGAAAGATAGGAACTAAATTTGCAGCAGCAACTTCTGGTACGTCTGGTACATCAGGAACTTCTGGTACAACTGGTAGTGAAGGTACTTCTGGTACTTCTGGTACATCAGGAACTTCCGGTAGTAGTGGTTCATCAGGAACTTCGGGAACTTCAGGAACAAGCGGAACTTCTGGTAGTACGGGTTCTGCCGGTACTTCTGGAACGTCTGGCACATCAGGTACATCCGGAACGTCTGGTACATCGGGAACATCTGGAATCGATGGCACATCGGGTACTTCTGGCACAAGCGGAACATCCGGAACATCCGGAACTTCAGGTAGTACAGGTTCTGCAGGTACAACGGGCTCGGCTGGTACATCTGGAACTTCTGGAACATCAGGAACTTCTGGAACAAGTGGAGAAGATGGTTCATCAGGAACATCTGGTTCAGCTGGGACAAGTGGTACTAGTGGAACTTCGGGAAGTGGTGGTACAACTGGTACTGCCGGCTCAACCGGGTCTTCTGGTATAAGTGGAACAGCCGGTACAACTGGTTCGGCAGGTACATCTGGAACTTCTGGAACTTCTGGAACAAGTGGTACTGCTGGTAGTGGTGGTATAACTGGAGCCGGTGGATTGGGTGGTACGAATGGTAGTGGTGGAACAAGTGGAACGAGTGGAGCGGATGGTAGTAGTGGAAGTAGTGGTTCTAGTGGTACATCAGGAACTTCGGGAGTAACCGGTGCAGGTGGAACCGGTGGTTCAGCTGGTACATCAGGAACTTCGGGTACATCAGGAACTTCGGGTTCAGCTGGTACATCAGGTTCAGCTGGTACATCTGGTGCAAGTGGAATACAAGGTTCATCTGGTTCGGCAGGTACTTCAGGTACTTCAGGTACTTCTGGAACTTCTGGAACTTCTGGAACAAGTGGTTCGGATGGAATACAAGGTTCATCTGGCTCGGCCGGTACTTCAGGAACATCTGGAGTAAGTGGTACCGGTGGAAGTAGTGGTACTTCAGGAACATCTGGAGTAAGTGGTTCAGCTGGAAGTAGTGGTTCATCTGGAACATCCGGAGAAAGTGGTTCATCTGGAACATCCGGAGTAAGTGGTTCGGCAGGAAGTAGCGGAACTTCTGGTACATCAGGAACTTCAGGAACTTCAGGAACATCTGGTACATCAGGAAGTAGCGGAACATCTGGAGAAAGTGGTTCGGCGGGAAGTAGTGGAACTTCTGGTACATCAGGTTCAGCTGGAACAAGTGGGTCTTCTGGTACATCAGGAACTTCTGGTACATCAGGAACAAGCGGAACATCAGGAACTTCTGGTTCATCAGGAGCTTCCGGTTCATCGGGAACTTCTGGTACAAGTGGTTCGGCAGGAACTTCCGGTACAAGTGGAACTTCTGGAACTTCTGGTACAAGTGGTTCATCTGGAACATCTGGAACACGCGGTACATCAGGTACTTCTGGTTTATTAGCATTAACTGGTACAACTGATAATGGTGTAATTACATTAAACGGAACTGCACCAAACGGAACTGTTGAAGCAAATTTAAAATTCGATGGTAGTACATTGACGGTAACTGGAGATGCTACAATTAGTGGTAACTTAACTGTTAGTGGTACTACAACATATATTAATACAACAACTTTAAATGTAGGTGATAATATCATTACACTTAACGCAGATATTGGAGCATCAACTACACCAACTGAAAATGCTGGTATAGAAGTTAAGAGAGGTAATGCAGCAACAAAACAATTTATTTGGGATGAGGGAAATGATAGATGGTCATTTGATGATAACGTAAACGTAAGTGGTAACGTAGTTCTTAGTGGTACAATAGATACTGGATTAGGTGCAACTGAAGTTTATTTAATGAACCAAAATATCAGAACAACGGATGCAGTAACTTTTGCTACGGTTAATACCGGACAAGGTGCTAACGAATTATATGCAATGGACCAAAACGTAAGAACTACGGATGGTGTAACATTTGCAACCGTAAATACCGGACAAGGTGCTAACGAACTATATGCGATGGACCAAAATGTTCGTACAACTGATACTGTAAGATTTGGTAAAGTAGAAATTGATGGTGCATCGAATTATATAGATACAAATGGAGGATATTTTAGTATAACATCTGCGGGTAATGAAATAACGCTTGGGGGCACTGCAAGTTCTATGTATATTAATTATCGCGCGGCTTTAGGTGGAACTCCAACTTCATATATTTGGAACGCGGGTACTCCATCTACATTTGCCAATCATACGATGGGTAGAATAGATGCGGATTCTCTATACGATAGAAATGATACGACTTTTTATATAAATCCAGCTGGAACTTCAAAGGCAAGTACAATAAATGTAGATAATCTTAATACTGGTAACTACGTTAATATTGGTTATACAAATAATAATGAATCAATATCAACTACATCATTTAGAGGTATAGATTTTCATACAACTAGTGATTTTAACTATTATATTGGTAAGCCGGCAGGTGCTTGGACACAACCATTACATATACATTTTTATACTGGTATAAGACTTCGTTCTCATCATTCATACGGTGGTACTCAATTTTATAATATAGCAAATAGTGTTGCTGTTGCAAGTTTCAACGATGGTGATAACCACTTTAGAACTTTCTACAATAGTTATTTGGGTAATAGTAGTGGTGATTTAACTTGGGTTAATGATACTCTATATGTCGGTGCAAGTGATAGTGGAGATGCTGAATTCCGTTTTGGTGAAGATAGTAGTGGTTGGTATGGTGATAGATGGTATTGGGATAGTGCGTATAATGTATATCGATATAGTAGATATGCCGGCACCGATTCTTTAATTCACTATCATGATACAAGAGATGCTGCGAGAATTACTTATGGAAGAAATATTGTATTTGATGATTTTGGAAAAGGTATAGTTGGAAATTATGATTCCGTTAGATTGCAAGCCGTATTTGCTATGGGTGACTCTTATAAAATGGCGGTAAATGGATTGGCAACTAATAATATGTATGGCATCGCATGGTCTCATCCAAATGCAGGTGGTTTGGGTGGTGCGAATAATTTGAATGACCATGGTTTGTTAATAATAAACAATGGTTCTTTTAGAGCATCGATTTCATCTCGTATAGTAGCATCGGAAGAAGTTAGAGGAACACTATTCAGAGATTATACTGATACTGGATATTTTTTAGATCCTGGTACAAGTGCAACTTCATTAAGAATAGCAGGTGGTATAAAACAAAATAACTTAGTAGGTAGACCTTACGCAGTTTGGGGAGCCAGCAGTAGTACAACTGGAGCAGTTGTTATTAAATTTCCTGGTAATACTAGTAACTATGGAATGATACATGCGGTTATTGACATTTATGAATATAACGGAAATAATGCATGTACTGTAATAGTTGGTGGACATAACTGGAATGGTGCTTGGTATAATTTCGGAGCAACTCTTGTAGGATATACCGATAAACCAATTAGAGTTGGTGTTAAAGATGGTAAATATTGTATCGTAATTGGTAACGGTTCATCTGGTTGGTCTTATGGACAGGTTGTTCTTCGTAAAATACAAAATGGTTCATATTATAGTGGAGTAATGGATGTTGCGGAAGGATATACTGCAGCAATAGAATCAGATTCCTACTCATATATATCTAGCAATTTAAGTGGATTTAGAAGTACAACAATTCAGGCTACTTCGGCAATGTATTCTCCAATCTACTATGATAGTGATGATACTACATTTAGAATAGATGGTGATAATACGTCTGTTCTTAGAAGATTACAAGTACGTCCATCGGGAGGTAGTCCAGGTGACTCTATACAAATATATTCATCTGGAGTACATCAATATCCACAAATTTATTCTGATGGAGCTCTTGAAGCAATGTGGAATTATAGAAATACATATGCACAATGGTATGTTGGTTTAAGAACAACATCTCAATTAGTTGGTATTACTGGTTTCCATTTTTATAATACAACATATGGACAAACCGTTGGTGGGTGGAGTATCGATGGAATTGGATATGCAATATCTTCATTTAGAGCACCTATATTCTATGACCAAGATAATACTGGTTATTATTTTGATGGAAATGGTACTACTGTAATGAACGTATCATACAATTATGGTAGACATTATTATGATAACTATTTAGTAAGCCGTAACGAAGGTGGTATGATGGGTAGTTATAATTCAACCGGAACTGCTTCTAAAGTAATTTGGACAATCGGTGAGTCTTGGCCAATTGGTAATATGTACGGATTAGGATATGAATATGCTAGTAGTACATTCTTACCTGGTGACCCGCATGTTATTGCATTAAGAAACAATGGTAGTACCTATACTAGATTACAAATGAATGGTGGTATTTACACCACTGGAGCTATATATTCAACCGCGGCATTATATTCACCAATATACTACGATTCGGATAATACTGGATATTATGTGAATGCAGCTGGTACAACAAACCTTGTTTATTTAGTTGTTGCAAACGGAAACTCTATTCAACATAACGCATATAATAACAATGGTTCATTTATGATGAATAACGCATCTACCTATTGGGGTATGATTAGTAACGTATCTGCAAATGACTGGAGATTGGGTTATGGTGGTGGTAACTCTATTGTTGGTTGGAACTTAAGATGGGATAATGGTAGTACTGCTTGGGCACAAAGTTTCCAAGCTAATATAATGTATGATGCCCAAAATACTGCATATTATATAGACCCTAATGGTACATCTTATTTAAGAGGTAGATTAGAAGTAGCTGGTGGCCACTACGATTCATCTCTTAGAATTATTGCTAGAGGAAATGAAATGGGTACTGGTGTACCATCTTATTTACAAATGTGGGTATCTGAACCTGGTGTGACTTGGAATGATGGTGGTTTTGGATTTAACGTACATAATAATGGTAGTGGTCCTGGTGGATTTGATAGAATAAATACGGGGCAGGGACAAGCATATATGAGGTTTACTTCAGCTGGTGATTGGTATTTCTATAACACGAATACATCCGGTACTAGAGTTACTAATATGGAAATGTACCCAAATAATACGGTATATTTTAATAACTATGCAACTGGTGGTAACTCATTAAGAGCACCAATATTTTATGATTCAAACAATACTGGATATTATGTAGACCCAGCTGGTACTGCTAGATTAAGTTATGTATTATCAAACGGTGGTATTAGAGTTGATTCAAACGAACACATTTATTTGGATTATAACTACGGACAAACTATTTTTGGAGTTTATACATCAACTAGATATCAGGGTATATTCTCAATGGGTACTTCTTGGAGACTTCCTGTTGATGGTACATCTCCTGGTAACTTATATGGATTATCTTGGTCACATCCTAATGCCGGCGGACAAGCTGGTTATTTGACTGACCACGGATTGTTAGTAATGGTTAATGGTTTAACATACGCAGCACTTACAAGCACAGTTTGGGCAAGAAGTGATATGAGGTCACCTATTTACTATGACCACGATACTGGATACTATTTCAATGGTAATGGTGATAGTAACTGGCAAGGTTTGACCGATTATGGTAAAATGAGAATTGGATTGACCGGTAAAGGTAACTACCGTAGAAATGATTATACTGGAGATACTAATTATTGGATAGGTTCTATGGGATGGGGAACTACTGATATGAACTCAGTAGCGGGATGGGGTTCAGGCTTTATTGATTCTTGGTCAAACCCAGGTAATCAGCCGAGTGGTACATCGCATTGGGTTGGTACACAAGCTTTCCATTATGCGGCTGGTGGAAATAATAACACTGGTTGGCAGTTGGTTGGTGGACCGATAAGTAACTTAAGATTTAGAAGTGCTTGGAGTGGTTGGAGCGGTTGGTGTACTGTTGCAATGCATGACCGTAATGATGGTAGTGGTGGACCTTTATATGCAGGGTATTATGCCGATAGTAACGATACTGGATATTATTTAGACCCTAACTCAACATCGGATTCTGCTTTAAGAATTAGAGGCGGTACTCTACATGGACCTAACCCAACTTGGGGAGCATATCTTTATGTTGGTTCTAATGGTAGACCTAACTCATACGCATCTGTTGTGACAACTAATGGTAACTTACACTTAGATTGCCAAAACGGATATGAAACTTATATCAACCACTATTCTGGAAATAGAACGTATCTTTATGAGATAAGAACAAACTTTATTTACGATAGAGATGATACTTCATACTATTTAGACCCTAATGGTACTTCACAATTAAGTAGATTTGCACAAAGAACACATGCCGCGATAAATAGGGGTTATCATTGGAATACCCCTAGATTTGATTATACTGGTGATACTAACTATTGGACAGGTACTTTCGGTTGGGGAACATCTGCTGGAAACTGGGATAATGCTTGGAAAGCTGGTTTTTCTGGATGGGATATTTGGGGTGGTGGAACTGGTCACCCTCAAGGTGGTGGTTACATTCACGCTCAAGGTATTGTATCCGGTCAACACTATGCAACATCGGATGGTGGTGCGGCGTATGGTTGGATGATGGTAGGTGCCGGTGATGCAACCGCAAATAGATATTGGGCAAGAGGTAAATGGGGTGGTGGTACATCTGGATGGTTAGAATTCGTAATGAGTGGTTCTAATCCTGGATATACATTGTACGCATATATAATGTATGATGCAAATAATACTGGATATTATAGTGACCCTAATGGTGATTCTCGTTTAAGCGCAATATACATAGACCAGGGTTATAACTACGGATGGTGGAGAAACTATGGTTGTACTGGATTGTATAACCAATCATATGGTAGAGGTATATGGGCAGCTGAATGTGGTGGAAATTCTTATGGTAACTATACAACTTACGATGGTGGTAGAAATGGCTGGCAAGGTTGGGGTATTGGTTCTAGACACTGTTTAATGAGTACCGGTGGTGATAACATTGGTATACATGATAATAGTAGAAGTTGGTTGTATTATTGGGGTGGTGATTATCATAGATTCCAATATGGATATTTCCAAGCGGATGGCTCTATAAGAAGTCCGTTATTCTATGATAATAACAATACGGGATATTATATGGATGGTGATGGTAGTTCTCGTATGTTTAGAATTAATGCAAACCAATTATACGCATACGAATGGGTATTCTGTCAGGGAAATATCATCGCTTACTATTCTGATGAAAGATTAAAAACAAAAGTTGGCAAGATTGAAAACCCAATAGAAAAGATTTCTCAATTAAATGGTTTCTATTATGTGAACAATGATTTGGCAAAATCAGTAGGATACACCGATGAAAAAGTACAATTGGGTCTTTCAGCACAAGAAGTTCAAAGAATACTTCCTGAAATTGTAACATTAGCGCCATTTGATACTGAATTTGATTCGGAAGGTAACGTGATAGGTTCTAAGAGTGGTGAAAACTATTTAACAATCGATTATGATAAATTAGTTCCACTTTTAGTAGAAGCTATTAAAGAACAACAGGTTATAATTGACAAACAAAAGAACGATATTTCTGAAATTAAAGAAATGTTGAAAATCTTAACTAACAATAGATAATAATTATTTTTTAAAAATAATATATTTATACAATATAAAACACAATATTATGGGATTAACATACGAATGGAAACTAACAGGCCTTAAAAAGCAAAACGCTGACAATATCAGCGATGCGGTTGTTGGTACACAATGGAAACTAACCGGTACGGATGAAGATGGTAATTTTGGAACATTTAGTGGAGCAACTCCATTTAAAATTTCGGAAATTAACACAGGTAGTTTTACCGAATATAGTTCTTTGACAGAAGAGCAAGTACTTAGTTGGGTAAAAAATCACGTAAGTGGTGGTGCTGCAAGTAATTATATGGAGCATATCAATGGACAAATTCAAAAAGAAATAGCTAGTAAAAAATGGACTAAGCTTGAAGTTAATGAAGCAGACTTGCCTTGGTCACCTATATCTGGTAGTACAGTAGCTCCTACTGTTAATGAACCAGCTCCGGTTGATTAATTTAATCGAAACTAAATTTTAAATATCCAAAGTGCAGATTTAATAATAAATTTGTGTTTTGGATATTTTCTTTATATTTATATGAGTATTAATGTAGGTAATAATTAATACACACTTAAAAATACAAATAGCACAAATAAAATGGCAGAAAGAATCGTATCACCCGGTGTATTCACAAGAGAAAATGACCTTTCCTTCTTATCGCAAGGGGTAGGTGAAATTGGAGCAGCGTTTATAGGACCTTTTAAACAAGGACCGGCGTTTATCCCAACAATTGTTAGAACACAATCAGAATTCGAAGAAATTTTCGGAACACCTGATGGAACTTATTATACTGAATATGCAGTACAAAATTATTTAAGAGAAGCTGGTAGTGCAACTATCGTAAGAGTAGGCGGAATTGGTGGTTACCAACAAGTAGCACCTTTAGCGATATTCGCATCGGGTTCATCCCTACAATCAGTAGGTACTAAATTAATTGGTTTATTGCATTCAACTAAAGCAGGTGATGAAGGAGTTGGTTTTACCGGAGCAACTGTTGTTAGCAATGATGCAACCGATGGTTCATTTGTAATCAACACATTAACTGCGGGAGTAAACGTATCAGCATCAATCCTACCATCAGCAACAAACGATTTATCCGATGTATTTGGTGAATCTCCATTTGGAGCAAAAACAGCATACGCATATTCATATTTTGAAAACGTAGCTGGATATTATACTGGTTCTGCTGGAAACAACATCGTAATAACTAGAGTGGTATTACCAACTCAGAATTTCGCAAACGATGCAACTGAAGCACAAACTCCAACCGTTAAATCTCAATTAATTAGTGGTGAAAGATACGATTTATTTAACTTTGTAACTTTAGGACATGGTACATTATATAATACTAAATTCAAAATCGGTATTTCTAATGTAAAGGCAGCTGGTGAAGATGGTTCAACTGATTATTCTACGTTTACGGTAACAATACGTTCATTTAATGATACTGATAAGAGAAAGACTGTAGTTGAAACATTTAACAATGTAAATTTAGATGCAGCATCTCCTAACTATATAGCTAGAAGAATTGGTGATAGATATAATACAATCGACAATGCTGGTAAAATAACTGAAAATGGCGATTATTCAAACAAATCAAAATATGTAAGAGTAGTTGTATCAACACCGGGTTCATTCCCAATTTCAGCAGCACCATTTGGACATGGAGCATATACAAACCCAATTAAAGCAACTGATAATGCAGAATCACTTTTAATACCTGCAGTAACATACCAAACTAATTCTATTGGCAACTCATCATCATCTCCAATTTATTATAGTGGATTTGATTTTGAAACATCCGCTGTTAAATTGGATAATTTACAATATTTGAAACCAATACCGGCTTCAGCTGAAACTGGTTCAAACGTATCATTTGCATTTGATTCTCAATTAGGATATCAAATGACAGGTTCTGCGGCAAGTGATATGGTTAAAAGACAATTTATATTAGCATTCCAAGAAGGATTTGATGGTATGAATCCAACAATCATAAAAGCTAAAGCAGGTGATACTGATTGGGGTAATTCAAATACACAAGGATTCAATTGTGCAACATCATTAACTTCTGGTTCAATTGCATATACAAAAGCAATCAACGCTGTATCAAACGCAGATGAGTGGGATATCAACTTAGTTGTAACTCCGGGTATCATCCGTTCTAAACACCCTGCTATTACTACAAAAGTAATAGATATGGTTGAAGATAGACAAGATTGTTTCTATATTGCTGATTTTGTAGATTACAATGCAACAATTACTGAAGCAACTGAAGAAGCAAACGCAGTAGATTCTAACTACGTTGGAACTTACTACCCTTGGGTTAAAACTGTTGACACTAACACTAACAAATTAACATCAGTTCCTCCATCAGTATTATTACCGGCAGTATTTGCTAGTAACGATAGATTGGCGGCTGAGTGGTTCGCACCAGCTGGTTTGAATAGAGGTGGTATCACTGGAGCAGTTAGTGTGTTGAATAGATTAACACATTCTGAAAGAGATACTCTATATGAGAACAAAGTAAATCCAATTGCGGCATTCCCAGGACAAGGTATTGTAGCATTCGGACAAAAAACATTGCAAGATAAGGCATCTGCTTTAGATAGAATCAATGTTAGAAGATTACTTATTACTCTTAAGAAGTTTATCGCATCTACATCTCGTTATTTAATATTCGAACAAAATACATCTACAACTCGTCAAAGATTCTTAAACACTGTGAACCCTTACTTAGAGGCAGTTCAACAAAGACAAGGACTTTACGCATTCAGAGTTGTAATGGACGAGAGTAACAACACACCGGACGTAATTGATAGAAACATATTAGCAGGACAAATTTTCTTACAACCAGCTAAGACGGCTGAATTCATAGTAATTGATTTCAACATCTTACCAACTGGAGCAAGTTTTAACGCATAATACGAAAATCAATAAAGTAGATATTTATTAATACAAATAAAAGGAATAAAAAATGGCAGAAATATTAGAGTTTGATAAGATGTTCTATACGAACTTCGAACCCAAAATGAAAAATAGATATGTGATGGAGATAGATACTATCCCTTCATATCTTGTAAAGGCAGCAAATAGACCTACAATTCAATTTGAAACCGTAACTTTAGACCATATCAACGTAAAGAGAAAGTTAAAAGGTAAAGGTGAGTGGCAAGATATCACTATCACACTTTATGACCCAATCGTTCCATCTGGAGCACAAGCGGTAATGGAGTGGATTCGTTTAGGACATGAATCAATCACTGGTAGAGATGGATACGCTGATTTCTATAAGAAAGATATTGATTTTTATCTATTAGGACCAGTTGGTGATAAGATTGAACAATGGAAATTGAAAGGTGCATTTATCTCTCAAGCAAACTTTGGAGATTTATCATTTGATTCAAATGAAGTTGCAACAATCGAATTAACACTATCTTATGATTACGCAATCTTAGAATTCTAATCTAAAAATAATAAAAATAAGGGGATATCAAAAGTATCCCCTTTTTTATGCTTTCTAATTTTTTAATTTCTATGTATTTATATATACAAACAAAATAAACATCGTTATGGCAGAAATGACAAATACATCTAAGGTGCAAATGCAAACAGCACCAAAACAAATTGATTTCCCAACGGAAGTTATTGAATTACCATCTCAAGGATTAGTATATCCTGAAGGACATCCTTTAAGAAAGGGTACTTGTGAGATAAAATATATGACAGCACGAGAAGAAGATATCTTAGCTTCTCAAAACCTTATTAAAAAAGGTATTGTATTAGATAAACTATTTGAATCGGTTGTAGTTGAACCTGGTGTAAATACGAATGATATTTACCTTGGTGATAAGAATGCTATTTTATTAGCAACTCGTATTTTAGGATATGGTGCGGATTACGAAGTGGAATTAACTGACCCATTTACATTAGAAACTCAAAAAGTAACTATTGATTTGGGTAAAGTACAAACGAAAGATATTGATACTGATGTATTGAGTTCTACAAATTCATATAAATTCACATTACCTTCAGATGGTAAAGAAATTGAATTTAAATTACTTACACACGGTGATGAGCAAGAAATAACAAAAGAAACTCAGGCATTAGAAAAGTTAAATAAAAATTCACAATCTTCATTTGATGTGACAACTAGATTGAAATATATGATTAAATCGATTGATGGTAATACTGATAGAGGATTTATAAATAGATGGGTTGTTAATGGGTTTTTAGCAAAAGATACTAAAGCGTTTAGAAAGTATGTTAAGGAAATTAGTCCTGATATGGATTTGACATTCCAATTTACATCACAAATAACTGGTGAATCGGAGGCGCTGGATATACCCTTCGGGATTAACTTTTTTTACCCTTCCAACTGATTATAAATCTCAACTTCATTCTCAAATTTGGGAAATGGTTCAATTTGGTAATGGATTCAATTGGTATGAGGTTTACCATATGCCTGTATATCTAAGAAGGTTTTATTTCAATAAATTAATAGAATTAAAGAAAAAAGAAGCCGAAGAGATGAAAAAAGCTCAAAGTAAATCTAAAGTGAGGATGCGTTAATCCTCACTTTTTTATTATACAATATTTATACAATATAAATGGATAAACTATGTCAAAAGAAAAACAACCAATAAAAGAAGGTCTATTCAGTTCGGCAAAAAAATTTACTGATGCATTTTTTGATGGATTGAAACAAAATGCAGTAAATAAAGCATTAGACCAAGCAAAACAAAATAAATTCCCACCCGATGTAATCGATGCCATGGAAAGAATTGAAAAAGAAAGTGATACTCTTAATAAATTAATACAAAAGTATTCAAAATAATTCCATAAATGGCGGAAAATTTAGATAAAGAAAAACAAAAAGCTATATTAGCTTTTGCAAAAGCTAGACAGGAACAAAAGCGCCTTGAACAGGAAGCACTACAAACTGGTGTGGATATGACCGCTCAAATAAAGGCTCAAAGAGATTTGGCAGCTGAGCAACTTAAAGTAGTTAGAAAACTAAATCAAACTAGATTAGATGGATTAAAAAGTGCGGAAAGTTCACTAGGTAGTATGAGTGGCATATATCAAAATCTAAATAAATTTGAAAAAGAAAGAATTAAAAATACATTTACTTCAAAAGATTTAACAATAGAGCAAACCGCTTCATTGAATAAAATGGCTGAAATTAATAGAAGTATTTCTCAATTAACAATAGATGATATAGCCGGTCATGCTGCTTTAAATCAAGAATATAAAGAAATCCAAGCCAGCTTGGGTAATATGAGTGAAGAAGATAAAAAAATTATTGAAAATTTAAAAGAACAAAATACGCTCGCTAGAAATTATGGGAAAATGACAAAAGCCCAAAAGGATTTTTTAGGAAAGCAAATAGCGGTATATGACGGTATAAAGGATACGATAGGTGGTATATTAGAAACTGCAAGCTTATTAACATCTAATTTTAAAGGAGCTTTGGGGGCTGCAATTATTGGAGTTGGGTTTGGTTTGGATAAATGGGGTAAGAGTGTTAGAAGTTTTGGTGGATATGTAGATTCGGCACAAATATCAACATTTGCTTTAGGATTCGCATTTAAAGATGCGGAAGAAACGGCAAAAGGATTATCTAAAGAATTTGGTGGATTAAAAGATGTATCATTTACTACTCAGTTGAATACCAATTTAATGGCAACTAATATGGGTATTAGTGGTGCTGAAGCCGCTAACGTTGTTGGTAACTTTGCAAGAATGAACGATGGGTCTGCTTCAACTGCTATGGATATGGCAGCAACCACAAAAGCATTGGGTAAAGCCGCTGGTGTTCCGATTGATTCTTTAATGAAAGATGTTGCTGGTTCAACAAAAGCATTTGCAGAATATGGTAAGAATGGTGGATTAAACATGTCCATTGCCGCAGTAGCAGCTGCTAAGATGGGTGTTAGTATGGATTCAATGGCCAAAGTAAGTGATAGTTTATTAGACTTCGAAACCTCTATTAATAATGAGATGGAATTGGGGGCTATGATGGGTAAGCAACTTAACTTAGATAGAGCAAGGGGATTGGCATATGAAGGAAATATGACTGGTGCTGTAAAAGAAACATTGAATCAACTAGGTGGTATAGATGCATTTAATAAAATGGATATTTTCCAAAAGAGAAAAGCGGCAGAACTATTGGGATTATCAGTTGATGAGTTCCAAAAGATGGCAGCAAATTCTGATAAGATATCTGAGAATGGTGAAGCTAGTGTTTCCAAATGGAGTACTTTCTGGGAAGGAACTACAGCATTTGTAACTGGACCATTGGCTGGTATGGCTAAAACATTTGGTAGTAGTTTAATAGCAATGGGTCAGATGAGTCCTATGTTGAAAGATATGGGTATTAATATGGGTGGTATGGCCAAACAAGCGTTTGAATGGGTTAAAAATTTAATAAAAGGAAAGGCAATAGCGAAAGTAACCGATTCGGTATCTGGAAAAGCAACCGATGCGATAAAAGATAAAGCTACCAGTGCTGTAAAAGATAAAATGGGTGGTATTGCACAGGATAAAATAAAAGGAGGAGCGACACCAGATCCAGATAAGGCTAATAAAATGGGAAAAATAAATGGACCGGCATTAATACAAGCCGCAGCCGCGATGTTAATTATGGCCGCGGCCCTTTGGGTATTTGCAAAAGCAGCACAAGAGTTTAGTGGTAAGATAGATTGGGGTAATGTATTTATTGGTATTGCAGCGATGGCCGCATTGGGCGGGGTAGCGGCATTATTAAGTTTAGCAGGACCAATGATATTAGTTGGAGCCGCGGCATTATTAGTAGCATCGGCTGCATTCTATGTATTTGGACTTGCTTCACAACAAGTGGCAATTGGTATGAATATGTTGGGACCGGCATTGGGTATTTTTGCAGCAGGTATGGTTGCGTTTGCAGCTGCTCCATATATACAATTTGGAATCGGAATGGCAGCAGTAGCTGCATCTATGCTTGTATTGGGAGCCGCTTCACCATTTATGATATTGGCCGGTGCTGGGTTAAATTCGGTTGGTGGTGCATTAAACGCATTAGCACCAACAATACCAATGATTGTTGAACAAATGGCGGCATTATCTCAAATTAGTTTTTTACCAATTTTAGGACTAGCCGGTTCATTGACAATGTTGGCGGGTGCATTAGCAATGGTGGCTATGGGGGGATTACTTGCACTTCCTATTTTAATGGCATTGAACGGGTTATCATTTTTAACCGGTGGTGGAGAAGGTGGTGGTGGAGGAAAGACGGATAGTACCGCAGAATTAATTAGTGAAATAAAAGGATTGAGAGCGGATTTAAATGCTGGTAAAATATCCGTTCATATGGATGGACAAAAAGTTACATCAAAAATATCAGCTGTGGTTGCTAAAAGTAGTACAAATTCATACGCTAAACAATAAAGATGGGTAAAACAATAGAAGAACTATTTAGGACCAAGGTATTAAGTGATGGTAATACGGCTGAAACGAAATATGATATTCGTAATAGTAAAGATTTGCCCATCACAACACCGGTGGGTGCATTAGGTCTGTCATTTAAAGCGGCAACTGCAATTAGACAAAAGATATCAACAACTAAGGGAGAAAGTAGAATTGAAGAAGAAACAAGTGGATTGAGAATCTTAAATACACTATCAGCGCCAATAACATATGGTACTGATATATTTAGATTTCAAAAGAAATCCACTAGACTTGTTGAAATAATGAAGGATAGTGTTAATACAAATAATTCTCAAGATGCAGGTATTGTTGGCAATCTTCTTAAAAAAGCAGAAAACTTTGGATTAAATATTGCAAGTAAATTGGGTATTGCATTTCCTGAATCAACTATACCAACAAAGATTTCGTTAAACTCAGATTTCAAATCAGGCAAAGAGCCTGATACTATGATTACTCTTGCTAAAATAAAAGGAGATTCAAAAGGTAATTTAGTTGGACAACTTTTAAAAAATAATGCAAAAGGAACTCCAAAACAAATTGGCAACCAAATATTAGGAGCTGGGATAGATTTACTTAAAGGAGAAATAAAGAAAAAATTATTTGGAGCACCTAAACAGGGTGCACAAAATTTAGCAGGTAAAAGTGCAACCGAAGTACAATATGATAGTTCGGGTAAATACTCAGATACAGTAAATGCATCGGATGAAGATATCTATAAAAGAAATGATTTATCGAGTATTCATTTTGAAAAAATAAATGGTAAAAAGCAAACGCAAGCAAATGCGGTAAATAAGTTTTTAGAAAATAGTAAATTAAAAATAACTCCAAAAGATTTACCAATACCTACTCCGAATTTAGGGGGGAAACTAAATTTAGACACATCTAGATTTAATATAGGTGGTAAAATTTCTTCTATAACGGATTCTGTAACAAATAAATTATCTTCGGCTAGAAAGGAAGGTCAAACTTTAATATCAAGCGGAAAGTTAAAAATCGGAGATATAAACCCAGCAGTTCCACCTGAACAAGCATCTACACCAATTATGTATTCAGACACGGTTGATGAGGCACAGACTGATATTACATTAAGACATGATTTATCTTCCAAATTAGATGCCTTAAATGCAGCGACTACAAAAATGAATACAAGTGAAACAGCAGCGGAAAGACAAGCGGTTACTATTAACACTTATTCATCTAGGAAAGATGGACAGACACCTAAAGTAAGTTTAAAATCAAAATATGGTATTGATAGTAATGGTCAATCTGATTTTGTAAATGAAAAAACTCAATATAAAGGTGATACATTAAAAATAGGAGCCGATACATTGGATGATTATGATTTTATAACTTTAAAATTTACATCAATCGGCAAAGGGCGATCTGTAAATTTTAGAGCAACTCTATCTGGTATTACTGAAACCACAACGCCAAGTTGGGATTCAGCTAAATTTATTGGTTCACCATTTCCATATTGGACTTATACTGGTATAGAAAGAAGTGTATCTTTTAATTTTAAAGTATATTCAACTACGCCATTACAGCATATAGCGGCTTGGCAACGATTAAACTTTTTAACATCACTGGCATATCCACAAGGATATAACGGCGATATAGCTGTTGTGGCACCGTTTATTAGGATTACTATTGGTAATTTATATAAAAATAAAACATGTTTTATTTCACAACTTTCATATACAGTTGATGATAATGGTACTTGGGAAGTTGGGCCTATTGGAATTGATGATAAGGCTAAGTTTGAAATAAATGGTGAATCGACTACAATAGATAATTATAAATTACCTAAAATCATAGATGTGAGTGTAACATTAAACTTAATAGAATCTAGAGGTAATACGGAAGCCGGATATTTGTATGGATTTGATAAATTACCAAGACAAGTTTATAAAGGAAAAGATAAAGATGGTAAAGAAACAACTAGAATATTAAGTAGCGAAACCGCAATTCCTAAAGCTGAAGCTGCGACCGATGCGAATTCAAAAACAAGTACCGCACAAGCGGCCGCCCCGGCAAATACAACACTTCCAAAAGCGGATACTGTATCGGTGGCTGCAAAAGTAAATAATCCGGCACAAGCAACCACACCGGCTCAAACAAATACTCCCGCTATTGAAAACTCGGCTGGAGTGGATGTACCAGCGCCACCTAGATATATGGTTAGGGCACGATTAAATGACAATTCGACTAAGCTTACTGGAAGAATTGCAGCAAATGGGAGAATAGAGTATGATGAAGATTACCCATTAAATTTTACTTATACATATAATGGTCAACAGTGGAGCGGTGTTGATGCGGTTAAATTAAAATTAATAGATGATTGTAGAAAGGGATGGACCGCAAGAAATGGTAAATATTGGGCAAAGAGTGAAAATATAAGTTAAGCGTATGGAAAGTAGATATTATAATTTAGAAACTAAAAAAACTCACGATGGTAGAACGGTGTATAGACCAAAAATATATCCTAATATTCCATTGAGAGATGATGATGTATATGTAATGACCGAATTGGGTGATAGATTGGATACGTTAGCATTTCAATATTACGAAGACCCAACTCTTTGGTGGATTATAGCATCTGCAAATAATATACATGATGCTCCTCTAGGATTTCCAGAAGCAACCGTATTAAGAATTCCGTTAAACTATATAGCGATAGTAACTGATTTCACAAAATAATTAAATAAAGTTTATGTCAGCATTTCCAAATTTCTCAAATATTGCAGATTACGTTCAAAACGAACTAGCTCTTAGAAAAGGGGATATTTATAAAGTATCCAACTTAAATGCTTGGGTTAGAGTTGCATCCGGTGTAGGTGGCGGCTGTCAAATACTATCAAATCCAAATTGGGATTTATTTGCAAACTACCCATCTATATATGGTAGTGGTACTATGAGTGGTACAATAGGGCTTACTTGGTCTAATAATTATATTATTGCCAGTGGTGAGTTTCATGGATTTAGACCTAAACCAAATATAACATCAATTGAAATAGACGAAGGTGCTGGTGCACTTTCTAGAAAAGCAACATTTTCAATAACCTGCTATACAAGAGCACAATTAGATACTGTGTGTAAATACTATTTAGAACCTGGATATACAATATTTTTAGAATGGGGATGGAACACTGCAAACGGTGTATCCGGATATACTAAAGAATTAAATGGTGATAGTGTTGGTCAATTTCAATCATTTGATGCGGTTAATGAAAAACGTAAATCAGCTGGTGGTCATTATGATAATTATTTGGGATTTATAACAGGTGGAAGCGTTGCTATGAGTGGACAAGAATGGACAGTGACTGTAAAATGTACGGGATTTACAGAACTACCAGCATTTCTTATGGCAGCGGATAACGTTGAACCGGCTAATGGTGAAACCACAACTACGAAAACTTATGAATCATATGAAATAGATTTTGAAGCAGATTTTGGTAAACAGAGATTTAAGCAAGCATTTAATAGATTGGCAACAAATAAACAAAGTGTTGATGTTGCTGATACTTTAATACAAGATGTTATTACTGCATCTCCTTTGAATTTTATAAATGTTGATGAAAATGTAAAAGCTAAAATGAACAGCCAATTATCGGGGACTAGTTTTTTAGGTTTTAAATTTGGAGGAGGGGCCAAGACAAAAGATGAAGGAAAAACCGCAACCGGTAAAAAATCAACAACGTCAAAAACTGTGGAGATTCCAGACGGTACGGAATTAATTGGTGATGCGGGATTTATAAAGTTTTCGGCATTATCTGAAATTTTGAGTAGAATTGGATTTCAGGCATTTAAAGTAGGTCCTAAAATAGTTAGTGTAAGGGTAAATACAAAAAATACCGTATGTAGTGCATTTCCAAAAATATTTAGTACCGATAAAAGTAAACTATTTATACCAAACCCAAACACCCCTAAATTTTCATTACTCCAAGCATCAGAAGGGATTACTCAAAAAGATTTTACTAACATTATTAATAATTCAATATCATATGAACAAAAAAAAGTATTATTCCCATACGATAAAGATATAAAATTCGGTAATGTTGAAGGCAAAGGGCAGATACAATATGGGAAAGATACAACTATTGAACGAATAAATAAAGATGCATTAACGTATGGGTTTTTAGATGACCTTTATATAAATATGGAATTTGTTAAAGGTATTATGGAAACAAAGAATTTTTCTATAAAAGATGCGTTATACCAACTATTGAATGGAATATCTTCTGCAGCAGGGGGTATTTGGGATTTTCAAATTCAAGAACAAAGTGCTCCTGAAGATACTACCGAGTTGGTTGTAGTTGATATGAACATGGCACCACAATCTTCCACAACGCCATATCAATTTTCATTATCCGGTGTACAATCCGTTTTTATGGATGCGGCATTGGATTTAGATATTAGTGGTGCAAAGATGAATCAGATAATTGGAAACCGATTAGGACAAAAAGTTAATGGAAGTCAAACTGATATAAAAAGTAAGAAAAAAGGTCTTTTTTCTGATTCGGATGATTTGGTTTTAAAAAGTATAGAAGCTAAACGTGGTGAACCAAATGATGCTACACCAGTTTTAAAAAATAAAAGTAAAGACGAGATTAAAAAAGATAAAGAAGCAGCTGCTGAGAAAGCCAAAGAAAAGGCAATGCAGATGTTTTTAAGTAAAATTGGATACGCACCAAAAATTGAGTTAAAAGACAATTCTGATTTTACGAAACCACTTGAGGAAATGACTTACATTACGGCATATAATGACCAATTGGTATTTGAGGCATTGAAAAATGGACATGATAAAGTAAGTGAACAAAATGGAGTATCCGCATTGATGCCAATTAAATTTAGTTTTACGATGCATGGTATTAGCGGTATTAAAAGGGGCGATAAATTTACAGTAAGTGGAATTCCAAAAGCGTATGAAGAAACGGGATTCTTTCAAGTAACATCCGTAAAACATACAATTACAGATATGCTTTGGAAAACCGAAATAACAGGTGGGTTTAGATTAAATAAACCTAAAGCATAATAAAATGAATATAGATAGATACAGTGAAATATCAAATAATGGTAGTACTTTTGATGAAAAGGTAATATCCGCTCATATACCAACACCAACTGAATTGGATTATAATAGAGGCTATATTGTGCGATATTTTATTCAAAAAGCAAATGATTCAAAATCTAGAATAGTTGAAGTGGATTATATTGGGTATAAAAAATTTGTAGGAGATGTGTTTTATACCGCAGCTACCTTAGATTGGAAAATAAAGGGAAACGATGCGGAAATAACTGAGTGTAATTTTAAATCAATAAAGACCGTTATTAATAAAATACCATTAATACAATCATATCTTCCTAATTTAAAGCAATTTAAAAAGAAAACCGATTTGGTAGTTTCGGAATAATTTCGTATATTTACATAATCATATGGGGATGCCATGGAATTGATTGCAATGAGAATGGTAGTACCACACGTAGACCGAAGTACTAGATGTCTTTAAATCTGTACAAAACAATAACTGACGAAATGTCAACTATGACCTTTGATTCTATGATGGAATTCATTGGGGCTTCTGAGTACGCATACGCTGCTTAGTTCATTCCGCATCACTCGTGGAACATTTAAATAGAAGTGAACAAAACGGAGCTCTACCTATCGGCTCTTAAAAACTGATAGGTTGGTGGAAAGCTGTACTAACCATACGGCCCCAATTATTTTGGAAAGTGAATAAGATTAAACTTTACCTAAACGTGTGATATGCTGGTATTATGATTACTTTGTAAGACAGGGGTTCGATTCCCCTCATCTCCACCAAAATCCCATTCTACATTAATTTGGTAGTTTGGG